TCAAATTCTTTTTTTATGCGTAGCATATATGTCCGCTAATGCGCAGAAAGACCCCCCATATTCGTACTATAAAAAAGAGTTATTTAACTTCTTTTTTACCAGTAAGTATGCTAAAATACTACATTAGGTAGTTAGTTAACTTATGGGATATTTCTTACTGTAACCTGTAACTTACTCTAGCGATAGAGTTTCATTAATAACTTATAGGATGACTAGCTACCTTTTTTTTATGTAGAAGAATTGCCAGTAATTTCTGAATATCTTACATAATAGCACACCCCCCCACCCAGATTAACACTCGCCGTGAACGCGTTGTATACGAACTCCCACCATCTAGTTTGCCCAATGTTATATACACCCAATACATTGAGTATTGTGTGGCGCAAAGCGTTATATAATATCATATGTCGTTTAATGTCGTACAAACAAGCACCTTTGCATTAGAACGATACATAATCTTAAGTAGTTCGGCATAAATCCCCCAACTCTCATTTGAAGTGCCGAACACTTCCCCACCCTACCACCCTTTCCCCTTTTTGATGAACAGTACCAGCGCTATCTTCCTCATTGATTTAATTCTTTGTGCGCTGGTTTTAAGAGTTCTCATTTTCGGTATAGCATACTTTTTGTAAGCCATAAAATTTTTTCTGCAATATGCTGTGCTTTCCCTTATAAATATTTGCTACATAAAAGCAGTGCTTTTATCTTCAAATATTTCCACTCAAGACTACGCAATAGGATACAGAATAAATTTGACACCTTAAAAAAGCACACTGCCTCTTTTTTTGATAACTCTATTTTTTTTTATTTTTAGAGTTATTTCGCTTATTTATATAGAAAGGATATCTTATGAGTGATACTTGGGTTAAACAACCTAAATTCTACACAGGACAGTCATTTTTTGGTACTGTTTGGTGTGGTGCTAAATTAATCGATAGTAAGACAGGTAAATTTACTTACCATATTGGTAGAGTAGATGAATTCGGTCTACCTATATCAAAATCAATGCAACAGTTACCCTCTGGTAGCTATCAAGCCATTGTGCAATTTATGGACATATTGGATAATTGTCCATCTATTCTCAAAAAGGGTAAGTTTGCATTGAATAAAAATGGTACATTACCACAAGCCCTAGTGGATATATTAGGCACAGATAAAATCAACAAAGAAACTAAAGGTAAAGTTCGTACTTTAGCAGAAGTTCGTGAAATGATGAATAGCTGGTCTAAGAAAAAAGGTAAAGCCAAATCAACTTATCGTAAAAAATAAGCAATATAAAATTGCGCGCGCGCAAGCGCGCGCAGTTCGCAGTGCGAACTAGAAAGGTAACTATGATAATAGAATTCTATGTATACAAACTAGACAGATTACAAATGTATAGTCCTTTTATGGACGAAACATACACTCTAGAGGGTACATTAAAAGAAATCAATGATAAAGTAAACTCTCTAAAAAAAGAAAATGTTTACTTTGAGCCAAAAACAATTCAATGGAAAGGCATTGTAGCTAATGTAAACAATGACCTAGCAGAATTAGTATCCATTATAGAAACTATGCCAGACTTTAGTCAGGTATAAACTAAGTAGTTGGGTAGGTGTTCCCCTTGCATCTACCTTACTACATAAAAAAATTTGTCGCCACACCCCCGACACCCACCCACCACCATATAAACCAGCCCATCACGAGAATAAGGAACGATGGTCTGATACCCCAAGAGCTGTCTTGCACTCTCAACAAATACTCATAACTAATCTCAAACACTAATAACTAAAAACTAATATAAAAATACTATGTATATATATACGAAAAAAAAAATTTATAATCTACTATGTATAAATTTATGCATCAAAGAATTACGAAAATGTCAAGTCATTCTGTAATAACAAACAAAATTGCAAAAAATTTTGGTGGCGCAAAAATAAATCTGCGACAAAATTTTATTTGTTGTGTATGCATTTTTATGTATATTGTAGAAAGGACAAAAGTTATGGGTAAAAGACATAGAAAGCCAAGTGTTCCTAGAACAAAGCGAACACTCGTTGGTTATGACAAGCTCAATGATGTGCCTGTTGTAATTGACACAAGAGTACCAGACTTAAATGGTAGTAGAGAGCCACAACTTCCAGTAGAAGATGGTGATAAGTACAAGTGGACTTGTCGCTTATGTGAAGCTACTACGAAGGTAGGACAAAAGCTCTGCTCTTTATGTAGCAGAGATGCAGATAAAGTCATTGATACTGTTGACAATACAGAAGCTATTGAACAGCATATCAAGAATTGCGATTGTTGTATCTGTGAACTAGATGAACTAGATGATTGCGAGTGCCTTTGCAACTACGCAGTTAATCCTGACAAATCTAATGTTACTGATGGTCAATGGAAACCTAATGACAGATACGATTACATTATCGTAGAGAAACCAGATGCTCAATGTATTGAGTGTTTCATTGTACTACCTGTTGAGTTTGCTCAAAAAGGTTTGCGTAAATGCGAACATTGTAGAAAGGAAGTGGTGTAATGCCAGTTAATAAAAATCATACACAGTATAAAACTTCTGTGTATTGGAAAAAGAATAAAGATAGTATAAAGAATAGAATAAAAAAGAATTTTAATTTAGATTTTTTACCTTAAATAAGCGAAGCTATCTATGAGTAAGAGTTAGGTTAATTCCCTGTTGTCCTAACAACTGAAAGTAGGTAGCTTGTAGCACATAAGAAACTAACAGTTTGCCAACTATAGCTAATACCTAGATTGGTGGGGTTGAAACTTCCATTGTGTGTTACAAGCTATCTATTCAAACAAACTACTTGACCTCTCGCTCAGAGTACTCAAAGTATGATAATGAAACGAGGCATACACGAAGTTAAGTATCTTGTTAATTGAGTAGGTAGCTTGTAGCACATAATATACTGAAACAATTAAAAGAAAAGAGCTTCATAGAAGCGACAGGAATTGTGTGTTACAAGCTATTTGCTGAAACTTAATACCCTATGGGCGAATAAGTACAGAGGTAGATAGCGTGGTGTGTATAGTAAATGCACTTGACATTGTGCAGTCCTTTCGTAATCGCGCTGTACACACCACGCTATTTACATAGCACATAGGATTAGGCAACTCACTCTAAAACAATAATAAATATCTATTAGAGTTGCCTCCCTATGTAGTAAGAGAAAGAGAGTATATGTTATGTGATATGTGCCGTGAAGGTAAATATTCAAAGCTAATGATAGAAGCTAATGTCAAATCCTCTGTATATCACAGAGTTATTTGTTATTTATGTGGATATCAAACTGTTAAAAGACTAAATGTAAAGAGAATATAAAGGAGAGAAACTATGGGAATAAATAATCAAGGTGATTATGACGAAACCAAACCAGAAAGAGAAGAGTATATAAAGAAACTTAAAGAAGAATACAATATGGAACATATTGCAAACTTCTTTCCGTTGGCTATGGAAACAATCTTTGGTGTTAACTCAATAGTAGTTGACCACGAGAAAGAAGCCTTAGACCAGAAACGTGCTTTTGTACCAGCACAAACCCCTGTGGTAGCAATGGCTATGTATTGGGAAAGTATGTGGCAACAGATGTTAGCACAAACAATACAAAGTATGGGTGAAATGATACTGCAAGTAGTCAAAGCTAGTGAACTTGAGGAAGTACCTGTTGGTATGATTGAAGGTTTGCTTGAAGCTTTTTCTAGCGCTGAAGGTGTGAAGGCTGCTTTACAAGCGTTCTATGAAAGCACACCAGACATACTAAGTATTGGTAATCCTATGTTAATAGGTAATGTAGTTGCTAAAACAGCAGGAGAAATGGGTATGCCTGATGCAGTAGAAGATTTACTTGCAGATATATTCAAAAATGTAGAACTTAAAACTGAGGAGGAATAATGGAAATAAGAAAAGTGTTTAATAAGTTGCGTAAGTTAGCAATAAATTTAGACAGGAGAGTAAGAATACTTACAAGAACTCAAATGGTTATTGTAGAACATATGGGTAGAGGTAATACAGACTTTCAAAATGATTACATAAAAGCAATGATGTCTATAAAAGAAATTAGAGATGGCTTTAGTAAAGATATATTAGAGAGTAATGATGCTAATGATACTGTCAAGACACAAGTGATGGAAATAAATGAACTGTTTAACGAAATGGAGGAGGAGTAATGCCGTTAAGTGATAAGTTCAAAGATGAATTAGAAAAGTCTATTGACTTAGAAAATGAAAACAACAAGAAAGAGTTTTCTCAATATGTACATTGTAAACTCTGCATACAAGAAACAGGTGGTGCTACTGGTCGTAGTTATACACAACTACTTGAAGTGGGAATATTCTTTGAGGATAACAAAACTTGGGTAGGAGTTAATTGCAACAGACATAATGAAAAGGTTGCTAGATGGGAAATAAATACATTAAACCCTAAGCAATCTGCATTTGATAATGAGTGTGATTGTTGTGAGTGAAGTGTATGAATTAATTAACACAGGTAATGAAGATATAAATAAATTAACTGTGGACTTTTCTTTTATGTCAAGGATTAAAAAGAAAGATGCTATTGAACAAATAGATAAGTTAGTTTCTCTAGCTGATGACAACAATGAGATACAGCTTATAGACCACAAACCTACCTTTTGGGAAAAGAGTAGATGGTCTGATGTAGAAGGAGAGGAACAATAATGTATGGCGTGGTGAACACCATAGTCAAAAACCCTATATTACATAGGGCTAAAGATAGATTGTTAAGAGAAGAGTATTACAAAAAGAATGGTCGTAATGATGTTATGTTTGATACATTATTAGACACTGGTATTGGAGATGATGATTGGATTTGCGACTTTTGTAATGTAAGTATGGAAGTAGGAACAAAGGATAACCCTCAAAGTGTTCTAATACACGGCTCTTATGCTTTGTGTCCTACTTGCATTAAAGAGTACAAGACTAAATATCCTGAGGAATTTGTTAATCAACAGGATTGTAAGTGTTGTGATGAGGAGAAATAATGCCTGACTATCTTGCAGAAATGTTTCTTGATACAACAGATATGGAGAGTGGTACAGTATATCACGGAAATATACTTATCAACTTAGATACTGGTGAACAAGAACAAACATTGCATAAAGGAGAGAAGAAAGATTGTAAAGAGCAATCTTGTATAGATGAGGAGGAATAATGCCTAGTGGTATTGAAGGGTTTCCTAAAGATGTAGAGGAAGCCACAGAAAGACTAAAGAACTGTGCTATTACTATCCCTATTCTTAGAATGCTAAATGATATGGCTATTGAGAATGGATATAACAGACAGATACGAGAAGGTTTCTTAGATGAAACTATTGATGATAGCAAAGACTATCCTAAAGACCACGACCATAGAGCAGATGATAGGTTTCCTGCTATTGTGATGTTGGCTATGCCACATTATCACAAGAACGGAGTACCAACAGAATTACATTATCGCTTGATGCTAGAGGTTATCGTTAAAAGTAAATCTGGTAAGACACTTGATGAGAAATACGCCACAGTATTTGTGGATATTCCAGCAGAAGCATTTGACTTACTACCAAATGTTCCTGATATACAGTGGATAAAACCAGAAGCCACCACTGATGAGAAAGATGCTTTCTTAAAAGCGTGGCAAGAAGCTGATACAGATGAAATGTATGAGGACTTCATTGAAAATATAGAGAGAATGTTGGGTAAAGACTCAACTAGAGAGGAAGAATAAACAATGACAGAGAGTAATTGTTGGAAATTGTTTGATGCAATTATTGGTGCAACACCAAGAATATTGCTGTATGGTGTACCTGGTACAGGGAAAACATATCAAGCAAACACAACTAATTTAGAAGGTAGAAATACTTACAATGTTACCTTAACACAAGACAGTAGTGCTAGTGAATTGCTAGGACATTATGTTCTAAATGAAACTGGTGGTATGGATTGGTTAGATGGTATTGGTGTACAAGCTTGGAAAGATGGTGCAAGACTTGTGGTTAATGAGATTGACCACGCAGGTGTAGATGTTATGTCATTTCTACACGCCCTTCTTGACGACCCTGAGTTTGCAAAGTTCACACTACCAAACAAAAGAAAAGAAACTGTAAGACCACAACCTAGCTTTCAAGTGATAGCTACTATGAATGGTGTTCCAGAGGATTTACCTGAAGCATTGCTTGACAGGTTTCCTGTAAAGATAAACATTGATACAGTACACCCAAGTGCTTTGGAGAGTTTACCTGAGAAGTTCCGTAGTGTATACGCTGACTACAACAATGGTGCTTTCTCTATCCGTAGATGGATTGCACTAGGCGAACTGCTTGACAAAGAAGTTAACTTAGAGTTTGCAGTACAAACTATATTCCCTGATGAGTATGAAGAAATTACTGATGCTTTGGTAGTTGCTTTGAATAGTGATGAGTAATGTTATTTGTTAAAAGAAAACAGAAAGCTAGTGTAAAAGATTATCCCAATCTTGCACTTGGTACAGATAACAAGTTTATTCGTAGAGTACCAACACCTGCTGCTGTAAGAAAAACAGTTAAAACAAATGCTGTTCCAGTTGTACAAACACAGGAAAGATATTCATCTAGAGAAAAACTTATTGCTCTTGCGCAATCAAAGTTGTTCTCTGATAAGAAGTATATGAAATTGAGTGAGTTTGATTACTCAACCAGTGTACCTGTTGCAGAGAGAATAGTATCTAACTTTGAAGCTGATACTTGGGTTAAGAAAGCTATGCGTAATAGAACTACTAGTTCAATTATAAGTAGTGATAAGTATTACAGCAGTGGTAATACATTACCATATCCTACAGTTGCACAAGCTAAAAAGAATTTACAAGAGTTTGTTAGTATATTTTATAGAAAGAATACTAATGATAAAGATATATACAAATTCTTTATGCAGACACTAGCTAACTATGGTACTAACTATGCTTCAAGTTATTGGAGTTATTCTTTGTCAATAGCTGATGAACTTGGAGAATACACAGTAGGTAATGATGAGAACTTTGAGTTTATTGAAGCTAAGTTATTTGCTATGAAGCCAAATGATATTCATAAACTCTCACAAACTGAGTGGCAAGTTCTTATATACAAAGCTGTGATGTTAGAGATGCCAGAGGCAACTCGTAATCAAGTATTTGAGGACACTAAATTCATTATTTTAAAATTGAATTCGTTAGCTCAAATAAAAAATAGTGCTTTGAGAGTTCTTGGTAGAAAAAGAAATAGAAAGATTTCTCCTAAGAATATTAAAGATACTATTAAAAGTTTGGATTATGACAGATACTTTGAACACGTTCATTATATGTTGGATAGACACCAAAAGATGTACAAAGAAGTGTATCAAGGTACACCTACTAGCAATAACTTAGTTGAAGCAATAGAGGATATGAGTGAATTTGATGTAGATTACTACGGAAATATTCAACCTAAAGAAAAAGAAGATGATGATATATTAGATAACACAGCTTCAAATGTATTACCTGATTGGCTAACTGAGGATTTGTCTAAGAATATATTAAATGAAGCAAATAAAAATTATAATTCTAATTTCAAAGTTAGACATTATGGTCAAGGTGTACACGGCAGAGGATTACTTCATAAGTTTGTTCCTAACAGAAGGGATAAAGTTGTTGAGGAAAAACTACATAGGCAACTAAGTGATGCTGGTGTTAAGCCAAGAAATGTACACAGAATACTCACTGATAGGAAAGTATTTGCTCGTAGAAAAAGAATAGCAGGTGGCTCTGTAATGATAGATTGTAGTGGCTCAATGTCTTGGTCAGTAGAACAACTGAGAGAGATATGTAGAATACTACCAGCTTCTATGATTGCTGGATACACTGGTTATTCTAGTAGTGTAAGACAAGATGGTGTTTTGTATCACGGAGATATTCGTGTTATTGCAGATAAAGGTAAGTATGATGACAAAGCACTTATTGAACTTAATAAGCACGGAAACAACAACATTGACTTAGATGCTATTAAATGGCTTGCAGAACAAGAAGAGCCTAGAATATGGGTTACTGATTTACAAGTTGTTGGTACTTATGATATGAGCCACAAAAAAGAGTGTGCTGCAGCAGAGAACTTAAACAATGAGGGCAGGGCTGAGATATCGCGCTTTATGAAAAAGCACAATATCATACCTATTGAAAAGTTTGAGTATGTTAAAGAGTTTGCAACTCAATACGCTAACTTTATAGGTTAATGTACATTAATCTATAGACAAGCTAGGTTGCTCTCTCTTAGCTATGTCTTAAATAAGGCGCAGGATAATACCTGCGCCTTATTTTTTTATCTTTACTTATGCATATGCATAGATAATTTTTTTATTTTTATGTGTGCATATGCAAATGCTTATGGTATGATTATCGTATGATAGATAACACAAAGAAAAATGTAGATGACTTACTTGCTAAGGCAACTACACATACAGTAGGTGGAGTAACCAACTGGTATTTAAGACTACCAGAAGATGCAAAACCTTTTATAGATGAACTATCCAATAGGGTTGCTAATGAAGGCGCTAAGGCAAATGCTAGAGTTATAAGCGAAATACTCTCTAACGAATTTGACTTTGAAGTTTCTTATAGCAGAGTAAGACATTGGCTAGTTAAGTTAGAGAAACAATATGCCGAAAAAAAATCATAACAAAGAGTTAGCAGGGCTAATTGCTGAAGCTGAAAGCGATAAGTTAAAAGAGTTAAAGCGCACTAATGAAAGATTATTAAAGCAGATTGACAAACTTAAAGACAAGAAAGCAGATATGATACAGGCAGTTTATCAAGGTGCTAGAGATGGTATGTCTACTCTAACACTTCCTAAGATAACAAAACCTAATCTAAAGAAAACCCATAAAGACAAAGAGATATGCGTACCTTTGCTCTCTGATATCCAACTCGCCAAGAGAACCACGGACTATGGCACTGAAGTTGCAGAGAAGAGAGTTATTGAATATGCACACCGTATTGTCAAACTTACTCACATACAAAGACAATCACACAATGTAGATAAATGTGTGGTACTTGCTTTGGGAGACATTGTAGAAGGAGAACTTATATTTCCAGGGCAGGCACATTTAATTGATAGTTCTTTGTATAGACAAGTTACAGTAGATGGACCAAGAATAATGCACACTTTCTTTAGTATATTGTTAGAAGCATTTGATGAAGTAGAATGTGTGTGGGTTATTGGTAATCACGGAGCATTAGGTGGTAGGTCTAGGCGTGATTATAACCCTGAAACAAATGCAGATAGAATGCTTGGTAAAATTTTACAAACTATGTTTGCTGGAGAAAAACGAATCAAGTTTACTATTCCTGAAGGTGTCGATAAACATTGGTATGCAGTTGCTAACTTAGGTAGAAAAGCAAAGTTCCTATGTTTTCACGGAGATAATATTCGTGGAAGTATGGGCTTACCATTTTATGGATACAATAAAAAAATACTTGGGTGGAAAGCATTAGCTTCACAAGGGCTAATGGAGGACTTCACCCACGCAGTATGTGGTCATTATCACACACCAACATCACTATACATTAATGATGTTCGTGTATGGGTTAATGGCTCTACTGAAAGTTATAACAGTTACGCACAAGAACAACTTGCAAGTATGGGTAGACCATCACAATATTGTTTGTTTGTGAAACCCAACAAAGGAGTTACAGCTGAGTATCTTGTTAACCTAGAGGAGTAATATGTCTCACATATGTTATAGTTGTGGCAAAAAACTATACGTTAAGTTAGGCGACTTGATGTGTGTTAATGTCACTTGCAGACTATATAATGTAAAACAATATGTAAAAGAACAAGCAACGTAATAAATATAAAGGAGAATGATGGCGAAGTTTAATTTAGACAGTTATGAAACTGTAGAAGATAGGCTCAAAAAGTTTTGGGCAGACAATCCTAATGGAAGGATTGAGACAAATGTAGTACACATTACTGATGATGGTACTTGTGTAACTATAAAAGCAGAAATATTTACAGATACAAAAGTGGCTCTACCTGTATCAACAGGAATAGCACAGGAAACAAAAGGGCAAGGTGGCTTTGCCAATGCTGATGCTTGGATGGAGAACTGTGAGACTTCCGCAATAGGTCGTGGATTGGCTAACTGGAAGTACCAAGGTTCTGATAAAGCAAGACCAAGTAAAGAAGAGATGAGTAAGGTTTCATCTTCGTCATCAGTACCAGCCAAGGAGAGTAAACCAGTAGAAGTTGTTAAAGAGTCAGGAGCTTCTTCTACTGGCTCTCCTATTAAACAAATAGCTGAAGCAGGATATGGTGATGTTAAATTTGACAAGCACCCAGGCGGTGAACCTGCAATAAACGAAAAGGGTTTGCTGTGTATTTGTGGTTCTTTTGTTAAATGGTATAAAGATAGTGAGAAAACAAAGCCAACAAGTCCAGACTTTAGGTGTACAGCTATGGGTAAATGTACTGCTGGAGATACTGTAGATGGTAAAGTGTTTGCTAAGTCTTGGTGGATGGACAACAAAGCCACACCAAATAGTTGGAAAGACTTTGCAGCAGTTTCAAATGGTATGACAATACCTGAACCTAAATCACTAGATGATATTAAACCAGGAGATGCACCCTTCTAATTAAAAGTAAGCAAGAGCCGAGGTAGAAAGGATAACACCCTCGGCTTTGCTATAAATTATTTAGTAATTTGTTTTTTAGCGTATGTTTTAATAACAGCTAAAGCAGCACCACCACCAGCTAATGCAGCTAACTGAAGTGTTTCAGCTTCTACACCAACTAATGGAGCAACTGTTAAAGCACCAATAAACGCTTCAACGAATGTCCAAGCGGTACGCTCTAACATATCTTTTAAGTCGTCACTCATTTTGTACTCCCACGATTCGGACCAAGGTGTCCACCTCACATCCTTCTTGAATGTACCGTCTTGGTTTCTTGCTCTTTTTGATTTCTCAAACATTATCTTATAATCCTTCCTTTAAGCATAGCTTGTAATTTTATAATATTTCCGTTTATTTCTTGTAATTTTTCATCAACATCAGTAACTTCAGGAGTTTCTAATTGTATTTTGCTGTATTCAATAGTTACTTTATTACCAATCAACAGTTGCTTTGCTACTTTACTGTATAGCTTTTTGTATGCATTAACACTTGAACCTACCATACCATTAAAGTTTACATCTAAATCTTGTTGAGTATCACCAACAATTAAACAACCTGATGTATGTTCATCAGTGTTGCCTGTATGAATTAAGATATACTCAAAGCCTGGTACGTCTTGTAGCCACAGCATACCATAGTGTTCTGCACCATATCTTTTCTTGTATCTTGTATGAAATCCACCAACAGTTCTAAACTTTATATCGTATGTTCCTTCAGGTATGCAGGTTTCGTGCATAACTTTTACTGCTTGATACTGGTCCTCTAGTGTATAACACTCAAATAAACCATCAATAAACAACAATCCATTGGTGGCATCTCTACCTAGTTGTGTTCTTATAACTTGTAATTTCATTGTATTCCTTACTTTGTTTCCTTACTAAGTATACAGTTATAGGACTTATAAAACTATTCACAATGGCAACTAATATCAGGATACTTGCAATTGCATATCTTAATAAAGCTGCCATCATCTTTTATTATTATCACTTGCCACCGCAACAACCATTACCACAACAGTCCACTTACACACCTCCTAGCTTAATAAGTATCTCTGTTATAGCGTTGTTAAGTTCTTGTTCTCTTACAGCTAAATCAAGTAAACTTTGTTTAACTGTGTCTATCTGCACATTAAGTACAGATACATCTTGTTGTAAATCATTTACTGTTTTAAATAACCACCCCACCAATGCAGCTAATCCACCTTGCAGTACTTGACTTAGATTAACTTGTGTTTTCATTTATCCCATTCCCATTCAGTGTTTGAATGATTATTATTACTTAATTTTTTAAGAATTACAACTATTTCTTTTATAAAATATCCTAATATAAACCCAATAATGTAATCCATATTTGGATTGTAGCATTAAGGTTTTGGGTTGTCAGCTTTAACCTGTGCTATGTGGTCTTTCCAGGTAGTAGTTCCATTAACATTATCCCAATACTGCATATCTAATTGGTCTGCTATAGATTGGTAAGAATTTTTTCTAGCTTCTTGTACTTCTATCTCTGCAATTTTATTTGTAATATCACTATCGCTTGGCTCTGTTTCGTTACCCTCAAAATAAACTACAGACAAATCAGGTTTAACTTGAAACTGTGTACCACCAAGTTGTGATATTGCTAATGCTTTTATGTTTACTGCGTCCATTTTATCCTGCTATCTCTATTAAATGAATACTTGATGGGCTTTCTCCAGAAGTTGAAAATTGATTGGCTCTTACTAATCCACCATTGTCAGTTGTACTAGCTTTAATCTGTGTTTTATAAGCTAATGCAGAAGTTGAATTTGGACTATCTAAATACATTATATTAACTGGACCTATGAGTACTGGTGCAGGTCTACCTTGTGCAAACCACTCCCCAATTTCTGTGCTATCTCTCATTATATTTATATATCCATATATTTCTAAACTACTATCTCTATACACACTTGAATTTTGTTGAACCACAACTAATATTTTACTTGAAGTTGAACTAGGTGTAATACTTGCAGTAAGTCCTGTATCTGTAAAAGATGTTGAAGCTATTGAACCTGTATCAGTATTTGTAGTTCCTGTTACAACTTGAAGCACAGGCTTACTCATAACAGAACCTGATGTTACATCTTTTATTTTAAGACCATCAATAGTTACACCATTACCAGCATCTCTTTCTTCTACTGTATTAACTTTAATAATTGAACTCATAATCTATCCTATACCTATATTTTCTTCACTAGATAATTTATTAGCCCAAGCATCTTTAATTTCTTGTGTCCAATGTTCACTAGCTAAATCTTGTATTTCTTGACTTTCTTCAGATACATCCATATCAGGTGTATAGACAGCTTTGTGTCCACTTTCATCTGTTGTATTTATATGCTTATATTCTGATAAAATTTCGTAAATCATTATGCTCCTACAAAATCCCAATGCAAATGTAAATTACCTGCACTACCTGTATTTGTGCAATATAAAAATCCAGAGCCACCATTACTCATATCTAATCCTTTAGTAGAAATTTTTGTAGCACTACCACCACAAGCTACTAAAAGTTGTGGGTCATCTAAGATAGAGGTGTTATATCTTGCACCCAAGCTATAACCATCTACACCTGCAACAGTTCTATTAGTAGAAGCTGTAGTGGCAGGTAATGAAACTGAATTGACTATAAAATCAGCAGACAAACCCATAGTTGACCTACTTATACTTGGTATAGAACATCTATACCATTTACCAATTTTAAAATAATTACCTGTGAGTGTTGTGGTACTCCAACTAGATGTTTCAGTAAGGGTTGTACTATATTCAATAGTTGCAGTCCAAGTTCCTGTTTCAGGAATACCTACAGTTCCTGTAAGATTAGGAATAGTAATTGTCTTGTCTGAACCTAACGAACCACCATTAGTTAATATGGTATAGTTACCACTTCCATCATCTATTTTTATACTACCTGGCATTTATTCTCCTGGTTTAGGGTTGTCATCTTTTACTTTTTTTATAGTAGCTTTCCAAGCATCTATTCCATTATGGTAGATGTCATCAAGCTGGTCTCCAATAGTAGGATATTCTCTAATTCTATTTTGTTCCCAACCATTTTGTTCGTCATCTAATCTACTAGCTGCAACATCATCAACCCAAGCATTGTATTCATCACTTTCAATTACAACATCAACACCATTTTTGTGTACTTTAACTGTACCCTCAGGTTTATCTATTCTTACTTGTGCTTTGTGTTCTTCTAAAGTAGCCATAATTTAATTATATCCATACAGTCTATAATTGCCTGTCATTGTTTGTGAACCATCAAAATAAAAATACAATCCATCAAAAGAACCTGTACCCTCTTTAATACCTGTTCCTGTGTGTGTAGCATAACCCTCGTTACCCTGATTGTATTCAGAACCAATTTGATACTGAATACTTGTTGATTGACCAGATACTTGTGGTTCTAAAAATGTTACTTGTGCAGTTATTTTTTCATCATCCATCCAAGCACCTGTTAATTGAAAATAAGACGCATCAATATCGCTTTCTATACCTGTACCTGAAGAACTGCCTGTTACTTTATGACTTAACATAGCTACAAAAGAACTATCGCTATCAGAATTTGTTGAACTACTAGCTCTTAACCTTAATCTTAACTCCTCAATATTGTTTGTTGTACCCTCGCCATTAAATTGAAATAAATAATTTGGGAACGTTGAAGTAAAAACATTATCTAAAGTTATTCCTGTTACAGCACTAACAGAACCACTTGTAACAAGAGTTAATCCTGCTGCACCACCTGTTACTTTACCATCTTTAATTAAAGCACCATCAATGGTTACACCATTACCTGATGTGTACTCTCCTATTGTATTTACATTTAACGAACTCATAGTATTACCATTGTACCTGCATTTGTTACTGTACCTGTTATTGTAATAGGTCCTGCGAGAACTGTGCCTTCTGTTGCAGCTACTGTAAATGTAGCAGATTGCGTTTGATTATGTCTAAACATTCCACCTGCTGCTGTTAATGCAACACCACCTTGATTCCAGTCAGCCATATCTGTATTGTCTAACTCGTAGTGTATTCCATTAGCAACACCATCTGATAAAGTAAAGTCGCTATCGCCATCTGTCAATGCACCTGCAGAACCTGATGAGAACTGACTAGGGTTTACTTTATAAACTGTTCCATCAGTAACATCTTCTAAAATCATTAAGTCATTAGATGTATCTACAGTTATTCCTGAACCATCTGTTAAATTAGATGGGTCAACTGTAAGACTTGCATCTCCACTTGCAGCACCACCTGCTAAACCTGAATCAGCTGCAGTGTTTACTGCTGTAATATCTCCTACACCTTTAGCATCTAACTGTGTTTGTATGTCTGATGTAACACCATCTAATCTTTGAAATTCTGCATTACTTACTGAACCATCTGCAATTTTTGCAGCATCAATAGCAGCAGCAGATTTAATATTGGCATCTTCAATATTCGTTATTGAGTTACCAGTACCATCTGCATCAATAGTTTTATTTGTAAATGTAGTTGTAGATGAAGCTGTTACATCACCCTTAGCATCAAGCTGTGTCTGTATATCTGAAGTTACGCCATCAAGTCTTTGAAACTCTGCGTTGCTAACACTTCCATCTGCAATCTTACTTGCATCTATTGCTGCAGCAGATTTGATATTAGCATCTTCTATGTTTGTAATACTGTTTCCTGTGCCATCAGCATCTATTGTTTTATTTGTTAAAGTGTTTGTAGTAGATGCTGTTATAAAGCCACTATCGTTTGTAAGTGTAGAAATATTATCACTAGGTTGTGTGGCACTATCTGCCAAAGCACCTTGTGCTGATGTAGCTAAACCTGCTTCTGATGCTGTTTGATTTATATATTTACTTGAAGAGTTATCATAAGCAATAATATCGTTATCGCCTACAGAAGTAATAGTTACATCATCTAGTTCTGCAAGAGTGTCTTTAGTATCTACTTGTGCATCAACATAAGTTTTTACTGCTTTAGCTGATGGTATTGTAGTATCTGTACCTGCAACAGAACTTATATCTGTATCTAGTACACCTGACTTTAAGTTATCTACTTCTATGTTTGTTACTGTGTTGTTATCTACATCTATAGATTTATTAGTCAAGGTATCAGAAGATGCAGGTTGTACTGCAGTATCTGCTAATGCACCCTGTGCTGAAGTTGCAAGACTTGCTTCACTTGCAGTTTGATTAATAAATTTACTAGAACTATTGTCGTAAGCTAATACTTCATTATCGCCTACAGAGGTTATTGTTACATCATCTAATTCAGCTAATGTATCTTTTGTATCTACCTGAGCATCTACATACGCCTTAATTGATTGTTGTGTAGCTAAATGTGTAGCAGAGTTAGATGCCATATTATCTTCATCTTTAACGACACCAGTAGCAGTATTTAAACTGCTACCATCATCATTAATTATCTTATCTACTCTTTCATTTAAGTCATCAAAGTGTTGCTTCATAGCAACCATTCTGACTTTAGCACCTACAGCGTGTGCATTTAGTCCACCGCTATCACTATCAATATTTCTTACTACTGTAAGTGAAACACCACTTCTTGCTGTAACTCTTACATATTCCCTAGTGCTATCACTATCAGGGTCTATAACTAAATACATTGGAACTGAAGTTGTAGGTGTACCTACTGGTGCTGCGTTTACTTGTACTGATACTTCTGTTGCATCTGCACCAATAGCTAAAGCTAATGTTGTTTCATACGCATTTTGTAATATCGTTTTTTGTGCGGTCATACTATCCTAATCCTGCTACTCCTAATTGTCCTACACCAAGTAACCTTGTTACTATTGTAGCAGCATCTTCTGCTCTCACACCTCGCACTCTAAGTAAACAAAACTGTGTTACTGAACCTACCTCTGACCTTTCAGAGATTGGGTATTGTACAGATTCTACCACACCTCTTATTATTTCGCTAGGTTCGTACAACTGTAGTGTAACAGAATCCCCTTCTTTATCCTTTAATGTTTGATATATTACTTCACCTAGGTTCTTAACTCTAAAAGCTTTTCTATTTGGTCTTTCTATTTGGTCAGATAAATTAATTGGCACGGTGACAACCACTAACTCAGGACGAGGCAAAGCTCTAACAGATACAGCTCTAAACTCTGGTGATTCTGTAAAAGTTACATTAGGTTCTAACACTATCTTAGTATTTAAGTATCTAGCGTTTCTGTTTAGCTGATACTCTACATTACCTGTACCTGCTACAGAACTACCTATAAGTTCCCAGTTAGCACTGTCAGGGTTATCTATAGTGTCATAGCTAGTAGATACAAAAATTTGTACAGTTTTACCTGCAGATAAATTACTATGTTCTACTTCTACACCAACCCATTGTTTATCTTCTGATGTAAAGAAATCTGCGTTAGGCAATATAATATAACCTGTGCTTTCGTATGTAGATGTTTCTCTATATATATCTTTACCTGCTACAGCTACAACAAACTTACCATTACTATTTGTTATACCTGTAACGAATCCAGATGCTTCCATTCTTAAATCTCTAGCGAATCCTGCAGTAGGAAGATAATATCTCCATAAGTAACTTTCACTACCACTTTCTTTTATTCCCATATATACACTATCTCTTGATACAAACATATGTTTAGGAGTTGTATCTACAGCTGTAACCCATTCTTTAATTAACTGTCTATTAGCTAGTACATACAAGTCATCTGCTACTACAAGCTGTGCTGTATAAAACCTACCAACTTCTCTAGACTTGTCTTTTGTTCCAAAAAATACTAATCCTTCAGCAGCAGCAATAGAATGTACTTCTTCAAAAGGTATATTTGTTTGACCTTTTAGAGTTAAAGTTCCAGATATATCTTTTAATGAATAAACATCTCCATTAGTAGAAGCTACAAGAACAACTGCACCTGCATCTACAACTTGTGAAACGTGATGAGTATCTTCAAAAGTTATTATTGCTTGTGAATCTTGTAAGTCTGATGATGACCAGGTTTTATTAAATGGACTTACTGCCCATACTCTTTCTACTGTACCATCATCACCTGATATTATTAGCTGACCTTTAGCAAACCACACACCATTTAAACCACCTGCACTAGATTGTGCTGTTGCTTCTTCTGTCCAGGTAGTTCCATCAAACTTTATAAGTTCTGAGTTGCTAGTAGTATCTGCAGTTGTTAAATATAGTCCATTACCTACAGCAGCTATACCTGTAAAGTTATAGTTTATTGTAAGTGATGTATAACTAGAATCAGTTACTTCTCCCCAAGTATCTCCATTGTCTGTAGATTTATAAACTTTGTTTAAGTCTGTAACATACAGATGACCATTGGTAAGCTGTGCTAAATAGTTATTAGAACCTTCAAATGTTGTACCTGAACCGCCACCATCACCTCTAACATTTTCATCTTGTGTTGTATATAGTAAATGAACGTGGTAAGAAGTTTCATCATCTGCGTGAAATACATCTACACCTTTACTATCAAAAAATCTAGTCACATCTTTTTGTGAATTGTTTCTTTTATGTGCAGAGTCTAAACCTTGACCACCACTAAAGTCTGACCTAGAAAATATCTGACCTATGTTTGTAGTAATATCTTCAGGGTTTTGTTTTAAGTTTATTTCTTGACCAGGGAACTCTGCAGTAGATATAGTCATCTGTCTGTTAGGTGCAATAGCAGCTCTAAACAATAAATCGTCTAAAGCTAAATCATAACCTTTTCTTTTAGGGTTAGTTACTTCAGAGGTTAAAGGTACTCTAGGCATTAGGTATATGAAATCTTGTTGATACTTACTGGTTCTGGATACCTAGCTCTTAAATCCTTTCGTGCTTGTTGTATCAATGCTCTTTGATATTGTATTAAAGAGTTTCTAATTGATGATGCAGAGTTAACAGGAAAGCTTTGTGCTTGCATAGATTGTGTAATATTCTCTGCAGTTGCAGCAGGTATATCTCTACCTGCAATCATTTGTGCTGCTACACCTGCCATAACAATAGGTTCATATTCTGTTTCTAGTCCTATCTGTGCAAGTGTTGTATCTTCTACATCTCCATCACTATCGTAATCTCTTACATCTAAAAACTTTTTCTTAAAAGTTACATACACTGTATGACCAGAAGATACATTGTAAACTTGTACTGCATTAACTTTATCTGGTCCATTGGTATATGTAATAGTTTGTGATACACCATCTGCATCAGTGTAAGTAAATGGATTTGGTAAATCTATTAACTCTACTGCTACTCCTTGAAACATAGTTCCTGTTTCATCTGAGCCTGCAGAAAAGTCTGTGTACTGTGATATTGCTTTTATAGGTGCTATTAAGTAGTTATCATATGTACCACTTAATGCTATGTATCCTACTTTAGCTGATACACTTTTAGTTTCTGTTGCAAATAATGTAGGATATAAATTATGTATTTGGTCTGATACTGCATCAAATACAGTATTTCTTGGAAAGACAGGATTAATTCTCATTACATCATCTACTGAATGTTCAGCAAGTGTTGTTCCTCTAAAAGCTCTTTTAACTGTTAACTGTTCTGCTGAAGTATTTAAAGCAGTAACTAACATCAACTCTCTGTTTACTTCTACTACAGCACCTGGTTCTAGTAAATCTTCTTCTTCTGATGTTAGGTAATCTGATTCATATTCTACTGTTTCATCAGTAGCATCAGCATTCATAGCACCTCTTAAAACAGAAAAAGATTGTATGTCGTCATTTGGCTCTAGGTACTCTCTGTAAACTCTATCTACTAAATTACCTATTGTACTCATATCTCACCTATGATAGCACAAGAAAAGGGTGGAGGTGGAGTTCCACCCTAATCTTGTAATTAAATTAAGCTACTGCTTGAATCTTGCAGTGGTATGAAGGAGGACCAAATTCGAATCCCATCTCCATATAAACTGCTTTACCAATTCTAGCGTTAGCATCTTGGTCTAAGTCACGTACGAACACAGTACCAAATCCTGGGATGTTGGTAAATACTGGTTGTATGTAAGCTAGGTCAAGAATGAACGCAGAACCTGCTGGCATAATGTCTGGGTCAATAACCATCAATCCAATAGAACCGAATGGGGTTACTACTGTATCAATGTCAACACCTGCAACATTTCTATCTCTAGGAATGATTGCACCTGTTATACCCACATTACCACCGATAAGTTCTGTGTTAAGGTCCAAAAGTTGTTTCGGACTTACACATAGAACAGGTTGCTTTAATGGTGCGTGAGCATCATAAAGAAGCTTCATTGCACCTGCAATAGCATCAAAAGAAAGAACTCTAGCTGAGCCAGAACCATCTCCTGCAGCGTCATTGTAGAAACAATTACCACCTAGTGGATTTAATGCTCCTGTGTTTGAAGTATTCTTGTTTGCATTAACCCAATGGTCAATACCCCACATTTCTCTAGTTCCTGACCCTGGAGTGGTATTAGCACCGTCAGAGAAAGAACCATTGAATGCGAACCACTCAACTTCTCTTGCTATTTTTTCCATTGTCTTTTCCATTTGAAAAGCAAATTCGTCTGCCACTGGGCTACCACCAAAGAAAGCCAATTTGTCACCAGCAGTTGTTGTTCCATCTCCATCTGAGGAGTTAACAATGTTGTCTGATAAATCAAATGGGTTTTGATTTGCGGTAGATGCCAAAGCGGTATATGTCATTTGTACACCCTTGTGGAAAATCTGAGTTACATAAGTGTATGCAGCTCTGTCTCTTCCAAGATATTCTGTGGGTGATGAACCTTCTTGTCCTTTAGCTGGTTCTGAAGAAACGGTTGCATTATCTTCTACTTGGACTTGCCAAAATGTAGAGTTTAATGTTTTGCCGCCATTCAAACCACCAACTGCGGTAAGTAAAGGTGTTCTTTGACCACCAACTTTGAACAATTCACCAGTGAAGTTATTAATATGTTGGGCGTAGATAGTATCGCTACCTGCACCACCTAGGCTTATGTCTGCCATATTTTATCTTCTCCTATATAAATTATTCTTTTAGAGAATCTAACATTCGCAGTTTTGCGTTTATAGAATCTCTTGTGCTTGTGTTTGAGTCATTAATGAATTTTGAGAACTCTGATTTTACATCAACAGGTTCTGCATTTACACCAAGTTTATTAAGCTGCTCAACTCTTGATTGAGCCTCAACTACATTGTTAGTAACATTGTCACTAGGTTGTTTAGAATTACTAACTTCTCCAAACTCTTGAGCAACAAAATCTTTTATAGCATCAACAGATACTTCACCATCATAGAGTTTTGTAACAGCTTTACCTAATCCCTTATCTGCTTCTAGTCCTAGTTGACCTAAAGCACTGGTCATAGCTTGTGCTTTGAATTGTTTATTCTCAGCTTTAAGCTTTTTATACTCTTCTCTAAGTTGTTTGATTCCATCTGTAGATTCATCTACAACTTCTTCTGTAGTATTTACTTGTTGTGTATTTTCTTCCATTATTATCTCCATTTTCTCTAGCATATATTTATCCCATAGTATTAATCGCTAGGTAATTAAAGGGATTTACACAAGGGTTTACGAATGACAGATAACACACCTTGGCAATGTTACCGAATCCCAGCCCTATATTTTGTGTGCCGAACCTGGCAGGCACTACATCTAGTATAGCAGAATTATTTTTCTGTCAAGCCAGTTACAGCACCTTCTTGTGATTTTGCTGCACCTAGTTGAACTGCTGATTCTGATACATTTTGAGCTTGTATTGCTGCTAATTCTTGTGATGTTTCTAAGTTGCCTAAGTATTGTGCCTCTAGTATTTCCATTGATGTAGGAGCAGAATCTCTACGCTGCTGTCTTGCAACCCTAGCTGTAATTAAAGCTCTATCAACAGCAGCTTGAAATGTTCTCTGCGCTTCAGATACTTGTAAGCCTGCACCTACTAAACTTTCAATAGAAGTTCTACTAGCTTCAACTCCCGCAACTGTTTGATATTGGTTACCAACTTTAGCTATATTTAATCTTCTATTTAAAACTTCTGCATTTATTTCTGGGTCTATTATTAATGGTATTAATGCAGCTTCATCTAACTGTATAACATCTCCTAACTCAGACGAATAGTATTCTTCATAAGCAGATAACACACCTCTTTTTTGTTCAGGCGTTAAGTTATCTAGCTGTCTTGTAGCAACAGATAATCTAGAAGCTAGTTCATCTGGGCTAACATTATTTTGTACAAGTTCTGGAAATAGTGTATCAATAACTTGTGCGCCATATCCACCAATACCATACTCATTAAAGTGTATTAATGATGCTTCTTTATTCTGTAAGTATGTAGCTTCAGACATTCTAAGTGAGCCATCATCTCTTGTTATACCAGGAAATACTTTTTCATAACTATCACTAGACCTCATTCTTGCTAATGCAAATGTATCTTCACCGCTTTCTATGTATCCTGCAACATACTCGTCTATTAGTTTTCTACCTTCTACTGGTGCTAACTTAGTTAGCCAAGGCATTAATACTTGTGCTTGTTGTGGTGTAAAGTCCACTGCAGTTTCATCTACAGGTTCTTGTGTAGTCCAACCCTCATCTTGTGTTTTTCTAGAAAGTTCAGACTTTTTTTCATTATTTCTTCTGTAATACTGAGCGTTAGCAACAGCACCATCTTTATATATTTTTACTTGCCTTCCGCCTTTAGGTGCGTTTTTATCTACAAATGTATTATCTGCCATTATATACCCCTTATCACATTACCACCTAAACTCCTATTCATAGAAGAAGCAACTGTTCTCCCAAAATATTCGTTACCAGTTTCGTATGCTTTTTTTCTCATTGATTTACCTGCATCTTGAAAATCTAAACCTACTGTTTCTAAAAAATAAGTGTCCTCTTCATCTGGAGAATCTCCAAATATAGAAGTATATAGCTGTTTGTATGGTCCAACTATTTGTCCATAGTTTAAATTTTTACCTGCATATTTTTCAAAGAATGGGTCGCTATCAAATAAGCCTTGAAGTATTTCCTCTGCATCACTTTGCTGGTCTGTAGAAACTAAAAATGATATTTCTTTTTTTGTTTCCTCATCTAGACTTTGATAGCGTGCTTGACCTAAATACCTAATGCCTAATCTCTCTGCTTCTTTAGCTTTTCTAAAATCAAATGCACCTAGACTATATTTTATTTCTCCGTCTACTTGTTCTTCTATAATATTTTTAAATGATAAATATCTAGCATCTGATTCGTTTAATTTTTCTACTCCTGTGTAATGTTTAATAAATGTATCTAAGTTAGCAGAATTTAAATATCCTCTAGTAAATACATCAACTAAATTTTGATAACCCTCATAGTTGCTGTCTATAAAATCTTCAACATCAATTCCTATTTTTGTAAGTGTAGTATTTACAGTATCTATCGAAGCATCTCTTAATTCACTTAACCTAGCGTTAGTATCGTAATCAGGATTTTTTAAACCACCAGCATTTATAAACCTAATTTGTCCAACAGTCCAATCAGATTTTAATTCTTTTAATCTAGGGTCGTTTTCATCTATTGCTTTGTCTAACCATAAATGCTCTAACAATAATGCCATACCTGGTGCGTTAATTACATTGCCTTGTTCATCTCTAGTTACTTCGTAAAACCAAGGTGCATAATCTTTATACAAGGTTATAGTTTCTTCAAATATTTCTGCTGGATTGTAATCATCCATATTGTCATACTTGTTAGATATCATTGATGCTGTTAAAGATGTATGTCCTAATAACAATACATCTTGTACATCTTGATAACTTAGTTGTGGTGGTAACTCTCTATCATCACTTAAACCATTTGGCTTTACTGTTCCGACATCATATGAAAGGTATGCTTCTTTATCTGTTAAGTCACCAAGCAAATCTCCTACGCTATAAAGGTAATAATATTTACCTGTATCTGTATCATAATAAATATAATCAGGCGTTGGTTTAGTGGAGTATCTCCATTTGTTTTGTTCTGTCATTCTTGAGCCTGACCTTCCATAGTTACTGGCATAGTCTTGTCTATCTCAGGTTTAGACGGTTCTAAATTAGAAGTATCAAAACCTTTTAATATGTCTTTGCCTTTATTGTAAACAGCGCCGTGTAGACTTTGGTCACCAAATATAGCGTTCTCTATTTGTAATGTAGGTGACAGGGCAGCGTGTTGACTAATAATATTTACAGCTTCTTCCATAATTCTTTCTTCTACATTACCACCTAATACTTCTGTTCTATCATCTACTAAACCTAATGCTTCTCCAAATATCATTGATTTTTCAAGTTGCATTTGTGTCATATTAGAACCTCCTAGCCTTAGCAATCCTGCAACCATATTATTCAATTCATATGTAAGAAAAGCAGAAGCTACTGCTGGCATTCCTAATCTAGTTAACCCAAACGCTACTGCTTCTTCTATAGGGTCAATGATAGGACCTAGTGCTTTAAGCACACCGTATTTTAAATCATTTGCTTTTTCTATTGCGGCATAACTAAAAGGGTTTTTTAATTCTGACTTTGGCATATATCCAAACTCTACATTTCCTTTGTTAGAGTAATACACATCCCCTGCATCAACATTCATACTTACAAGTTCTGAATTGTAACCATTTCTTATATAGTTTTGAAGTGCCTCGTCTGCTTGTTTTTTATTAGCAAACACCCAATCATTTGGATTAATAATATCTTCTGAACCTCTAGGTACAATTTTATAAATAGTAAGTTTGTTGTCTACTAATTCACTTACTCTACCAGCAGCTTCATAACCTTCTAATAAACTATTAGTTGGCTTTCCATTCCAACCTCTAATTTCATTATTAAGAATCATCAAAGGTTTGCTACCACCTCTTTGATGTGATAAATCAAATCTACTAATAGGGTTGTTTATATCTCCGTGTCCAAATGTTAAAACTCTACCATCATCCATTTTGAATGTGCTTCCATCAGAAATGTGTAATCCACCTGTATTAGTAAATTTAAACTCTAATCCAGTTTTTTTATGTACAATAGTATATTCTGTACCACTAGCAGTAAATTTAGTATCAGATATATCTTTATATTTAGGTTCTTCTCCATACCTTACTTCACGAGTATTCTCTACAATCTGTTTTGTTTTAAGTTCAAAACCTTCAGGCAATTCTACTCTAGCCATAATACCTTCTAATGCTTCATCAACGCTATAAATAAATGAATTCAATCGACTTGATTTATTAGGTTCTACATATTCTTTTTGTGGATATGTTTTTCTTTCAAATTCTTCAGTCCAATAATTTTTATCAAAATGTCCTGTATGTCGATTATACTTTGGTGCTTCTGCTGCTTTATCTAAAATAGATTGTAATTCTTTTTCTACTTGTTTACTTATAGCTTTACCTAATTGATTTACATCAAGACTTAACATTCCAGCATCTAATGACCTCAACATACGTGATATCCATTTAGCATCTAACACTGCGTTACCTGCTATATTTTGAAATCTTCTAGAAACATAACCTCTGGCGTTATACCTTAATTGATTATCTTTTGCTTCCCAATATCCTGTTTGCTCGTTAATTCTTCCTTCACCTAATTCTGTAGGAGTATCTTGTGCTGAAGCAGATACTCGTCTCTGTTCAAATTCAGTTTGGGTTATTTCATTTTCTATGGCTCTTATTTCTTCTGATTTATAAGGACTACGATTGTCTGCTTCAGCTGTAGCTAAAGCTTTTCTTAAAGCATCTAGTCTTTTTTCTATATCTAAATATCTTTGTTTATGTTCTGGAAGTACCCAATCAGGAACTTTAATTTCTTCAGCCATTATTTCTTTCCTGTACTCTACGATTTGCTTCAGCTAATTCTGCTGGGTCTGTTCTTCTTAATATATTTGGATACCTTTTTAATATATCTTTTTTTAATTTATTATTATTTACAATAATACTAGAAAGTATATATGCCTCTAATCCTCTTTGTTGTTTTACTTTGTCTAGTTCATCAGGGTTTCCTAACACTCCAGTAAGCTCAAAAGGCTCTACATAATCTCTATATGTTGACCATCTCCTAAGTGGTTTACCACCTGTTCTAAATGAGTTAGGATTATTAGAAAGTCTTTTTATATAATGAGCTGCAAATCTTGTAGCTTCTTTTTCACTTGCAGAAATTAACTTTTCAAATTCTGATTTACTTGGTATAGGTTTTTTTATTTTTTTAAAATATGTTTTAATAGTCTCGTCTGGTGTTCCATCTTCAAAGAAAAATTTATCTATATTTAATTGTAAATAACTTCTATCTTCAGTTATTGTTCCATCCTCTTCTCTGTTGATATTAATAACATTTTGATTTAATCCTGATTCAAAATATGCTGTCATAACTAAAGAAGGTATTAATTCATCAGGTATATCTAAATTTTGCATCAACTCTATTACTTCTTGTACTTCCATTATTTTGTCAAACTCGCTATAGCTACACCTAAACCTTGCCTATAGGCTTGGTCTTTTTTATCTTGGTCTATCAATGGTTTAAAATAATTATATACAAAATCATCTAAACCTGTAGCAAATGCTGATGATACATCATCATCCGACATTGCTGGTGGTAGTAAATAATACTCTTGTGGTGTACCTGCAACTTGGTCTTGATATGCCTGTGAAGCCACATCAAATCTAGCTTGTTCATAAACTCTTCTTGATTCTACATATGCAGCGCCTAATCTTTCTACTTCTCCATTAGCCCAATCTGCTATGACTTGATAATCTCTCATACTAGGATTTGCACCTATAGTTTCTCTAACTGTTTGATTAACATTAAATTTAATAAAATCTGGATTTGCTTGTGCTATTAAAGCTGGTGCTGTAATAATAGGATTAGTATCTCTTAGTTGTACTTCTTCTATAATCTCTTCAAAATAGTTTCTCATAAATCCTAAGAACACGCCTTCTTCTCCACCAGAAAGTAAATTAATTTCTTTTAAATCATTAACATCTAATCCATATTCAGGTTTAGTATTTAAATAACTAAACGCAGATTCTAATGCTTCTATTGTTGCATCTTCTGATGCAGTTCCTATTTCTCCAATAGTTCCTAATACATATGAGCCAGGTTGTAAGAATCCAGCTCTCATAAGTTTATCTTGTATGTTTGCTATTCTTCCTGGTTCTAATCCTGCTAAGAATGATGAAGCAATACCAAAGTTAAATACTGGTACAAGGTTTTGATTCTTTGCGGCTTCCTTGTAATTTATTAATTGTAAATCATCTTGAAGTCCATAATACTGCAACATACCTGATGCGTATCGTTCACCAAATGTATAACCTGGTCCTGCTGCTGTTTGGTCAGTAAAGTCTACAGTTTCTAATGCAGTAAGCAAAGCATCAGCATCACCTGTCTCTTTATACTTTTCCCAAGCTGCGTCTGCTAATCCTCTGTCTGTAACAGTAGGTTCAAACTCATATTGTCTTTCTGTAAGATTTAATGCAGAAGCATACTCAGCATCTGCTTCTCTTTTTAAATCACTTTCATCTACATCTACTGTTATTTCATTTGGGTCTTGTCCAGTTATTCCAGACAAAAATGCTTGAGTTAATTTCTTTGACCTCTCTAGGTTTACTTCATCACTCATAAATCCACCTAAAGCTAATTGTGCTTTAACTTGTTGGTCAATGCCTACTTGTAAACCTTTTATAATATCTTCAACAACATTCTTAGGCATATCAGGTAATGCTTTAATAAACATACGTTGTAAATCATCTAAATCTGCAATACCTTGACCAATAGCATCATAAATAGTTTTTATTGTAAAACCTATTTGTTGATATTTTTTTTCTTCTCTATCCATTACGAGCCTCCGTATAGTGTTGTATCTACGAACTCTTCTTCAACTTCATACTTAAATAAGTCAAGATACACATAGTAAAAGTCTGGATACTCTGAGAATAATTGCTGTGCAAGTTGTCTTAGAGCTGTTCTTTGTCTTACTAATTCTTCTCTTTGTAATGATACATTACTTCCTAATACAAGTCTAGCTTCTGTTAATAACCTGTTTCTTTGCTCCATATATGCTATAGCACCTTGTACTGCAGGAAGTTGTTTTAGTTTCGTTGTTTTACCATCTGGTAACTTTATGTTTGTTTCACCATCTTGTCTTAACATATCTTCAAATTCTCTAATCTTTGCTTCTACATTCATAGAAGTAGGTATTGTAGAACTTATACCATAACCTGGATACTCTTGTATCAATGCATTTCTAACAGCAGTAAGCATTTCAAACTTATTCTTACTTGGAACATTAGCGTATGCAGGTGTATCAAATAACAATCTTCTTTGATATTCGTAAGCTAATCTACCTTGTGCATTTCTAATAGCTGCAACATACTCATCTTCATCTATATCTACCCTATCTCTTTCTGCAAATGCATTAGCCCAAGAAGTAAAATCAAACTCATCTAGTGGGTTATCAGGGAATATATAATATCCAATGTTAGGATATCTATCTAATACTTCTTGGTTTTCTCTAGTAAACCTACCGCCTACTTCTGTATATGAACGTTTCTGTATTTCTTTTGATTTAGAAGTTAACAATGCAGTAGGGTCTATACCAAATTGATTTACAAATTCAGTAGTAGCAGCTAACTGGTCGCCTTTATATTTAGCTAATATTCTGTAATATGCGTCTGCATATATAGACATACCAAAGTAATAACCATCTGGGTCACTATCTTGAAACTCAGCAGGGTCAAGATATAAAGCACCACCAGGTGTAGTTTCTATTTCGTATCTTACTACTGCACCTGTAGGAGCTGCGAATTGTACAGCAGCCCTAACCCAAGACAATCTGGTAGCAATTTCTTCTGCTTTCTTCATAGCATCTTGTTGCTTCTCTCTAGTAGAATCATCATACAAACCTGTAGTAATTAACATTCTTAATACATCTTTGTAGGTATTAGCATAAGTTCTTTTTATTTCAGGTGTACTTGCACCAGATATAGAAAATACTTTCTTTAACCAAGAAGGTATCATTGCATCTAAATAAGTATAAGGACTTACTGGAGAGCCTTCTTCTCTACCGTATGGAAAGAATATCTTATCTAGTAAAGCTGTATCTGGTAACAATTTAGCTGCAGGTATTGCAACTAATGGACCTAAACCAGGAACAGGATTACCAGCAACCATATTTAAAGAAGAAGCATATCCCTCTAGTTTTATCCTGACATCTGGTGCTTCCATAGCATCTCCAGTAATAGGATTTGTCATTAGTCTATTTTCTTCTTCTCCAAACATATAGTTTGTAAGTAACTCTGTACCAGGGAAAAAGAACATTTCTTCTCCTGACATTTCATCTGTATGAAAGAAACCTTCCTCTCCTTCTTCTCCTGAACCTCTAGCACCTTGAATTACACGTTGTACTTTACGACCTGCTAATAGTTTTTGTTGATTAATTAATCTTGACCAAGTACCTATAATCTCTTGATAAACTTCTGCGAATGGAAAAGCTAGTCTTAACATATCAGATACAACGTGTCTTTTATTTAAATCATATAGTAATCTTTTTGTTTCAGACAATGCATAGGCTTTAGCTGCGTCATCTAATTCACTAATGTTTTCTACACCAAGTATTCTTGCATCACCATCTCTGATAGGTTTTGTACCTTTAAGTATTCTTGCAGTTTCACCAGAGTTCTTTACCCACTTAGAAGCTTTCATATTAGCCATACTTATAATTTCATTCTTCAATGCTTCGTCATAATATGCACCATTCTCTTCTATAAATCTCCAGTAATATTGTCTGAATGCTGATGACCTAGATAGTCTGTTAGTAGGAACTGCCATCAATGTTGTAAACAAATTTTCTAACACTTGGTCATACTTACTAATAGTTTGTGCATTTATATCATAAGTTGATTTCTTCATAGTATGATAAGCGCCATAAATTTCTCTATCTTTATCTATTTGTCTTATGTGTCCTTTGTAAGTTCTGTGGTCATCTAGTGTTTGGTTTCTACCAAATGTAATTTCTATAGGATTGCCGTCAGGGTCAACACCTATTTTTAATCTAGTTGGTTTACCAGCAGGTATCATATCTCTAGTAGCTTGTATTCTTTTACCAAAAGCTATGTGTCTTATTAATTCATCATCTCCTGGCTTTATAATATCGTGAACAATAATACTTGTAGGAGATGTTCTTGTTACAGCTTTACCAGTAGAACCATCTGACCTATGTAATACTTTAAATGTTCCATCTTCAAAAACTTCTTTTGTTTCAAAGTGTCCACCAGTTTTGTAATGTATTCTTGCAACAATACCATCAATATAAGCATCTGCAGCTTTTCTGTCTGTAAGCATTCTTATCTTTTGATATTTACCTATTTCATCTGAACCATAAGAGTAAGATGTTCTCCACTCAGATAAATCACCATCCCAAAATCTATCTTTAATTTCTTTAATAGCATCTTCAGCAGATACAGTTTCATCAAGCACAGCTTCAGTTTGTTCTTCTTTTAAAGCTTTAAGTTTTCTTTGTAAGTAGTTATTTATTCTTGGAGCTTGTTTTTCTAAACCAGTATACTTACCAGTTTTAGGGTCTTTAGGTCCTGCTCTCCCTGTACCTAAACCATCTTCAGGTAATACAATTACTTTACCAAGACCTCTTGCTTCATCTATCTCTTGAAATGCTTCATCAATAACTTGTACAGCTAAATCATAATCATCATCAGTAAAAAACTTTCTAGCAGAATGTTTTGTTGGAACTCCTATTACATTTGGCTCATCTCTAATAATTGCTTGTCCTCCTTTGCCTGTTCTAGCTATATTATCTCCAAATACAAACATTTTGTTAGGATTGTTTTTTACAATAGCTGGTGTAAATCTCTTCATAGAGATTACCTCACCTCTAAATGTTCCATTAAATCCTGTAAGTTTATATGCTATCTCAGCAGCTATAGGGTCATCACCTAACTGTATAACTTCTCCTGCTGCACCACCATAAAAAGTATCATCTGTTTTATTAACTTCTAAAAAAGAACCTTGTCTAGCAAATGATTGATTTGGGTCAAGTACACCTCCGTGTGATGTAGTCATTGCACCACCGTGTTCTATACCTTCTCCTATAGTATTGCCTTCTATATCGTATACGCCTTTTGCTATAAGTCTTTCTGCAAATTCATCTTCATCATAACCTCTAAGTCTATGAGCTATTCTTCTTTGGTCTTTACCCATTATCCAAGCAAATGCAGATAACGGATGACTAAATACATTGTCTAAATTATCCATCCACATACGAATTTGTTCTTCACCAACAACCCTAGAAGTCCAAGCAGCTCTTAAAAGTATTGCTGGTTTCCAAGCTTTATTCATATATGAATCGCCTATCATTCCTAAGTAACCTGAAGTTAACTCTCTAACTATTGCATCTTCTTCATTCTTTGTTAATTTAAATCTTTTTCTAGCATTTCTAACCATAAGCTCTGCAGTTTCTGACACGCTTTTGTCATCTTTAATAGTAAGTTCATAAAGTCTAGATACTGGTTTAGCTAGTTCTTTTTCAAACTGAGATGCTATAACTTCATCTTCTTGTAAACCTGCAAGCCTTTGTGGTATTAATTTACCCTTACCTGCTGCTCTCATCCAGAACTCTCTTGCTGGAGAATATACTCTTAAAAATAATCTTGCATCAGGAAGTGGTATTGCATCAGTACCTAAATACTCTGCAATAAGTTGAGCTGTAGGTCTGCCTGATATCTTTGCAATGTTTTCAATTTGTGCTTCATTAAATAACTGTTCACTAATTCTCTCCATTGTTTCATAGTTCTGTACTTTGTTTTCAAAGAAGCTAAGTATTTGTTGTGGTGTTACCTTTGCATTCTGTATTACTTTAGAACCTTTTTCTGTTTTCTTAAATGGAGCTTTGCTTTTAATAAACAATGGTTTAAGAACACTTTCTAGAACATCTCTGTCTTTAAATCCAGCAGGTCCTGCAATATTAACTGTTTTGTTTCTAAGAAGCTTTTGTGCTTCTACAATAAAGTCATCTGTAAGATTTGGATTTTCTAAATCAATAAGTATCAAAGGTTTGTTAAGTGTCTTTTTAAAAACACCTGTATTGTAATTGTCTATATTTTTTGCAACTTCATCTTTCCACTCTGGTCCTACCCATCTGTTTCTAGATGCGTACAATATAGTTTTAGCAGTACCACCACCACCTTTTGTAAGTTGACTTTTTCTAAATGCAACTATTGTTACATCATTGTTATCTACATTTGCAGTAGTTCTAAATTTGTAATCTCTTGGTCTAGGTTTCATAGCACCTATATCTCCACCAGTTAATGTATTTAATTCGTCTTGTAATTTTATATAATTAGCAGCATCATTGCCTTGGTACATTATTTGATTGTTGATTTTTAATAATTGTTTTTTTGTATTGTGTAGTTTTACTTGTGCATCTGAAAGTACCTGTGTACCCCCTAAAAATTCTCTGTATCCTTTTTCATCAAATGTATAAAAATCAATTTCTCTTACAATTTTAAAATCACCTGTTGGTTCTGGAAGATTATTTTCTTTCAGAAACTTTAAGACATTAAACTCAGGACTTAACCCAGTGTCTGTTTCGTTTTTTGTAAAATGTTTTACTGTATAGCTATGGTTTGTTATAGCAGTTTTAAATTTACCGTCACCTTGACGAACTGGTGTTTTTACTTGATACTGAGCTTTATAACGAATGCTTTTATCTTTTACAAACCTAAGTATTGCTGCTTTAAATTGTAAGTCATCAACAATTTCTCTAACACTTCTGTCATCACCTTTTGTAACATCTTTACCTTTAACTGTAGTTTGTTTTATTCTTTTGCCTTGTTGGTCTACACCTTGATAATTCTTACCTTCTAACTCTACATTAAGTCTTCGTAATTCTTGTTCAGCAAATTCAGCTTTTCTTAAAGCAATTTGTAATTGTTCGTCTGTATAGTTTTCAGGAAGAACACCTTTATCTATTTTCTTTAATTTTTCTTTTTCAACTTTTTTTGTTAATCTGTTTATTTCGTTTTCTAAAACAATTTGTCTTTTAAGAAGTGAAGCATCACCACCACCTTCAGTAACTTGTTTTATATATTCTTCTAAAGCTTTTACTGCATCTTCTCTTTTAGAAAAATTAATTAATCCGCCTTTACCTTTTATTTCTAATGCAATTCTGTCAGCTATTTCTGTTTCAGTTATATCTCCAAATTTTTTCTTATTAAGTATTTGATAGTATCTAGCTCTTTCTTTTGGAGATAATCTTTCTTCTTTAAATGTATCTTGAAATTTTAGACCTTTAGTGTTTTGTGTTATTTTTTGTTCTAACCTAGCAAGACTATCTTCAGTGCTTTTAATAGCGTCATCTATTGAATCTTCAACATTGTATTTAAGTAACTGACCTGCATTGCTATCATATCTACCATCTTTAATTGTACGTTGTGTAAGACCAGGCATACCGACACCACCAGTTTCAATACCTATATCATCTGCTATTTGTAAACCTAAAAAGTCAACACCCTCTTGACCACCACTACTTACTTTCTTTACAAGCACTTCCATCTCTGGGTCTAGCCTGTCTATAGTAGCTTCTGGTAATATTTCTTCTAGAAAATCATCTTTAAGAAAATTCATAGAAGGAACATTTAAATCATCAATAATATTATTCGGACCAGCTAATTCATAATCTATACGAACTGCTTCACCTTTTTTAAAGAAATCTTTTCTAGATATTTCACGCTTGTAAAATTCGTATGTATATCCTTCCTTTTTAGCAATTTCTCTAGCTCTATCTTCTAATTTAGGATTTGTAAATAAATCTTTTGGAAGTGTTTCAACGTTATTTACACGAACTAAAACTTTCCTACCTGTTGTTTGGTCAAAGAGTTGTCTAATTTGCCCTACTTCAGGTGCGCCTTTATAACCTGCTAATGACCTAGTTGTAGATGTTCTTTTACCCTGCATAATAAGTTCCATAGTGTTAGTGTCTTTATTTGCAAAAGGTGTATCTGCTTTTTTAACTTTAAAAAACATTGGTATAGGTTCACCTTCACCAACTATGTTTTCTATTTTTTGTTTACCAAATCTTTCATTAATAATTTCACTTAATGCCCTAGCTTGTGAATTATCTGTTTTAGCAAACTTATCTGTAAGTTGTTTGCCTCTAGCTTTTACTGCTAGTTGTTCTACTAAGTCTGGATTTTCATCAGCCCAAGCATCCCATATTTTTTTGTATCTAGGATAGTAATCAAAGTTATCTATAACCCTTCCAGCAGCATCAACTGCTTCATTACCTTTAGCAGCTTTAATGCTGGTATATCCTTTAGCTTTTGCCCATTTAAGTTCTACTAAGTCACCATCTGCAAACTTTGCATTTAATGCAGAAAATTGTTTACCAAACTCATCACCTGCAGTAGATACTTCAAATGTTTCTACACCTTCATCACCATATCTTGACCAACCTCTAATAATATTTCCTGTGCCTGCTGCATCTTCTAGTTGTTCAAGTTCTGACCTAGCATCTCTAATTAATCTTCTTCTGCCACCTACTTCTACTTTTTTAACTCCAGCTCTTTCAGCAACTCTTTCTACAATCTCTAAAGCTTTTTCTAGTTCAAACTGTTGAGATAGTATTGCATTACCTTGACTATCTACAATATCTAGTTTTTGTCCTTGCCAAAATTCTTCTGACATATTTGTTCTAAAGTATTTTCTAGTTTCATCAATAGAACCCATAAACTTTTTAATACCTTTAGACAACTCTTCTGGTAATTCTAAAGCTTTAAACTTCTCAGCTATATGTGTAAATACACCATCATCACCACCTATGACATCAAGTATTAAAGATAACTTAGCTAAGTTTGCAGGTCTAGGGTCATATGGTGTTTGTGCATCAAATGGTATATCTGCTAGTGCAGTAATAGCAGGGTCTTCCATACCATCTGCAATTCTATCTAAAGCTTTTACAGCAACTTCATCATCTACTTTTGCAAATTTCATCCAAGCTTTTAATTCAAAAAATGTTGTATTTAAATCATTAGCGTGCAATCTTGGTGCAGGAAACTGTTGAAACAACCTACCCCATTTAGAATCTTGATTGTTTAATTTCATAGCAGTTCTAAATCCACCTGCTCCATAATCTGAACCATAGTATGCTTTGCCTGCTGCTCTAGAAAACTTACCTTTAAATATTAAAGAGTTAGAATCTAGACGTTTATTAAATCCTAAATTGTCTTGTGTAGTTTCTATAAGTATCTTTTGTACTTCTGATGCGTTATCTGCATCTCTAAGTTGTCTGCCGATAATAGCACCGTTATCTAAATTTTTAAGTTGACCTTTTGTTAATATGTCTATTTCATCATATGTACTAGCTCTTACAAATAAATCTGCAATATCTCTACCTGTTTGTGATGTATAAAATTCTTTTGCGGTAGGTTGATGAACTGTTGCTCTAACAGCTTTATTTATAAGACCTGGTTTATTATTAGGTGTAAATGTTCTTACTGCTTTACCTGCTCTAGATATACCTAAACCTAAATAAGTTGTAGGGTCTGTAAATATAGTATAAGCACCATCAATAACACCTGACATAAATTTAAATGCTTTACTTCCTGGTTCAAATATTTCTACAGCAGCTACACGACCAGGAGATAATTTAACAGTACCTTTTCTACCTTGATAGCTTAGTGCTGCTTTTTCTCTATCTTGTATTGTAGGTTGTGATAAAGGTGTTCCTAGCTGTTCTTGTACAGCTTCTTTTACAATGTTTGGGTCTGCACCTCTACCTACTAATTCTTTATAAACTTCTGTATCTTCAGCTAATGTAGAGTTTCCAAAGTAACCTTCACCTAAATTAACTTTGTTACCTTTTTTTATTTCTTTAAAAGCTCTACCTGCTAATGTAGGTCCTGTTTCTTCAAATGTATTTTTTAATTCTGTATGAAAGTCAGGATTAATTGCTGCTAATGCTGTACCTATACCAGTAAAAAACAATAGTGGGTTCTGTTGTTTTTTAGAATAATATCTCATACCTGCAGTACCAAATCTTTTTACAAACTGGCTAGCAGACTCCATACCTACAAAAGCACCTCTAATTGCACCTCTACCAGATGCTTTTATACTTTCCCACCAACTTCTTTCTTTTTCCATATATGAATTTACGATAGATGTAAACTCAGGACTATCTTTAGTTAGACCAACCATAGCACCTGCTACTTGTACATCTGTAGGTAAGAACCCATATTCTTGAGATATACCTATTAAGTTTTGTGCTATATCGTTTTGAGAGAAATAATTTCTAAGTTCTTGTGCTTGGTTTTTTCTTTGTTTTACAAACTCTGAATCAAGAGCGTCTTGATACGGAGATGGAAAACTCCACTCCCACGCCATTTAAGTAACTCCATCATCCATTAAAGCTAATATATCTGAACTTGGTAGTACAGCATACATTTGCCTTAGTATAAAGTTTTTGTCCATTTGTAAACTAGAACCAAATTGATTTAAATTATTTTGTTCTACTGATTCAAAAGGTATTTCAGTAGGTCTATTTATAGGTTGTAAATTAGCTACATTAGGCATACCTCCTGTAGCAGCTACTTCTTTCTGTATTGCACTAATCGCACCTGATTCCTCTTCTTTAAACATTTCTGCACCAGCTTGTTGTTCTAGTAATTCTTTAGAATCACCATAAGATTCAGATGCATATTTTCTTTTTGCTTGTCTAGCCATAATCTTCTCCATAATCAAAATCATCAGGAACAATTAAAATATCTATTCTTCCTACTAAAGGAATATAAGCTACTGTCATAATGTCAATAACTTTTTCTATTTGAAACTGTTGATTATTGTTAATTAATTCAGAATTAGCTTCCCACATAGGTTGCTCTTCTACTGTATAATTTTGTGCAATAATTTTTGCAAACTCTTGATTTATATCAGGCACTTACACCTCCTAACAATGCAGCTAAGTTAGGTGGACCTTGTGGTGTTTGAGCTGCTTGTGCTTGCATCAAAGCTTGTTCTTCAGGACTTGGCTCTTCTCCTTGTGCTGTAAAATATTTTTCTAATATGCTACCCATTTGTTTTGGATTATTATATATTTCTACAACAGCCATCATTGCTGCTTTATCACCTTGTTGGGAATTTTGCAACAACATCTGGTATAATATATCTTCGGTTCTTTGTTTAGTAATTCTCTCATTAATTTGACTAAGATTTTCTAAACCATCCATTTCTTGTTGCATAGTTTCTTTATCTATAATTCCTGCTTGTAGTAATTGTAACCCAGTAATTATTTTATTAGGTGCGTCAAAAGAAGCCATAGCACCATACTTTCTTCTTGTTACATAGTTCTTATCTATGTCAGAAGAAGGTGTATAACTTTCAGAAAATGATGCGCCTTTATAAGTTCCTGATATTGGTTTTCTTTTACTACTAAACAATACTTCATCTAGTTCTAATCTTTTAGAATCTATTTCTTGTAAAGCATATTCAAGTATTGTGTGATACTCACTAACCATAGCACCTACGCCAGACTCCAGTTCTTCTAGACCTCTTCCTGTTACAAATGAGTTTGGTGAAATAGCGTCATCTTGAACTGGATATCCAGCAACAACTCTTAGTTGCCTTTCTAACCTACCAACAGCTTCAAATAACTGATATGGTAAATTTGTTGTAGGTTTTACTACTTGTGAACCTGGTGTCAAATAGTTTATAGCATTTCTACCTTTTCTATATTGACCTGATTCTATTTCTCCAACAATGTTTGTTTCTGTAAATACTGCATCTTCCATTGCTATTACAGATAAAATATTAATTTTAGCCATAGAAGCCATAAGTCCTACAACTTGGTCAAACTGACCTTGTAATCTATCAAAGCTAAATCTTTTAGCAACTACAAATGCAGGACCTGATTTTAAAGGATTAGGTACAAAGTCTACAATTTTCTTTGAAGCAACGTGCATAACATATGTACCTTCTATATTCATATACTCTAAAATTACATCTCCACTTTCGTTTGAGTTTTCCCAACTACCATCATTGCTGTAATTTAAATTCATTGTGTCGTAAGAATTGTTTTCTGAATCTTTAGCTTCAAACCAAGATTTAAGTTCTGGATACATTTGTACCAAGTTTCTTACAGGCACTTTTTGTATAATGGCTAATTCATCAGGATTTTGCATATTACCCATATAACCAGGAAAGCAATCGTATGGGTTTCTTAATTCTGCACACGGATACAAATTTCCATTAGCATCTGGTTTAGAAGTAATAACCCATACAGCAAAGCCATAACCTGGTAACCATCTAGCAACTTGTGGTAACTGTAATTCTAATTGTTGCATTTTATCGTATGCAGTAACAATTCTTTCTAGTTTGTCTTTTTTAACTTTGTTTCTTTGACTATCTCTTGCATTTGTAATGTGTACATCTAAAGAAGGAACTTTACCTATTTTTTGTGAAAGTCTGTCTAATGCAGATAACAATAAGTTAGGAGCAGGTATTGTATATGCTTCGTTATTACTAAGTCCTGGTCCTAGTAATTCTCTAATTCCATCTTCTCCACCATTTAAAATAGCTCTAAATCTTGCTCTATCTAATAATGCGTCATCGTGCATATTTTTAAGATAAGTTGCTCTCTCAATGATTGCTTCAGGTTTCATTTAACTCCAAGGTGTTTCGTTCCATTCTACACTATTATACCCATCAAAGCTAGGAGTGTAGTCAATTCCTATATCTGCATATGTAAGTTTAGATAACGTTCTAACTACTTTCATAGGAAACCAACTAGCCATAACTATATCGCTTTTGTAACTTCTACTTCCGCTACCTTTAGAAGCAAAGTATGTAAGTTGTTTTGTGTATTGTGTAGTTTTAGCTTGTGCATCAGCATCACCAAAAGGTAATGTAATCATTTTATCGTTAAACATAGGAGCAAGTGATGTAACACCAAATCTTTCATCCCATTTGTTTTTATGAGTTTCGTGTCCTTCTAGCTTTATTCCCTGTACATTACAAAATTGTTTAATTGTTTTATCTTGTCTAATAGCTTTTTGAAATCCATTTTCTTCAATTACCCAGTGGTAACATCCATACATATCCCACCATTTTTTAATTAATTCAAATGCTTCATCTAAACCACCACCTAAGTGGTTGTCTAAATCAACCATTGTAAGTTTTACTTCACTTGTTGTTGTTTCTACTGCCCAGAGAAATCCTGCTTGATAACCTGTAGCTGCAGGGTCTAATCCTGCTACTAAGTAAGAACCACTAGGTATTGTGCCTAATGGCATTGTAGGGTTGTAACATTGTGCTATTTGTTCTGGATTAAACAATCTAGCAGCTTCAGAGAAAGCTTTATTTAGATAAACCATTTCAAAGTTCTTTAATCCACCAGTAGTCATAGAATCTCTTTTACGATTCATTAACCACTTAAAAGTTCTTTTACCTTCCCACAACATACATTCAGTATGTTCTTCTTCATTTACCTCTGGTATTACACACATAGAATCGTGTGCTTCTTCAACTATAGTTTCCCAAGCTTCGTTTTCTAAAATTGCAGAATATAAATCATCAGGATGCTGTCTTGAACCAATAAGCACCATAGCAGTATGTTCCTCTTTTCTAGAACCAAGAGTTGTTGTCCACCAGTTTTTAGTATTGTTTCTTGATGCAGGTTGCATAGTAGAACTAAAATCTTCAATGTCGTCTGCAATAATTATGTCACAGTCACGAGAAAGTATTTTACCACCTCTACCAATACCAATCATTGTAGGTGACTTTATACCTGATACAGTTCTTGTAGATACAGTAAAACCATTTCTTGACCACATCTTACCTGCTCTAGTTGCAGGTTTAAAACTACCACCTGGTCCACAAAAATCTTCTTTTAGTTTTTCGTTTTGGTCTAGTGTGTCCATAACAGACATTACAGAGTTCATAGCAATATCTTCATTACCACCAACCCACATAACTCTAATGTTTGGATTTCTACAAATTAACCATATAACAAAGTGTATAAGCAGTTCTGTTTTTCCGTGTCGTGGTGGACTAAGTATCATTTGCTGACCACCAGTTAACAAAGCTTTGTTAATAGATTTAATCCAGTTATGATGAAACTCTGCTGTTTCAAATGGAACGCCTTGTTCTGTTAAAAAGTATCTGTCTCTAAAATTTTTAAAATCATCTAAAGATTGTTTTGCATCATCAGATACTTCCCAGTTCTCTGCTTGTATATCTTTTTCTAAATCTTCTCTAAATGCAGCTAACATTCTAGCAACGTGTCCTGATGTGCAACCTAAAGCATTAGCTACTTCTTGTCTTGTAATTTGGTCTTTAATTAACTCTGATGCATATCCCTGATTTCTAAACTTGTCATACAATGAACCTCTTCTTACAGTTGCAGATTTTGGTTCGTTAATTTCTTTTACAGGCAATTCGTATGTTTCACCTTTTTGTTTAGCTCTGTGTATTCTTTGAGATATTCTTTTATAGCAAGTATCACTACAATATTTAGTTTTGTTTGGTGGTAGTTGTGCATCACAATCTGGTGCAATACAAACTATGTTTTTTACCATTTTACTTTATCAGCCCAGTAGGCTGCAGACATCTTACCCTTCTTTATATTTTTAGCGTGTCTTGCTTTAAATGATTTTCTTCTTGCTTTTTCTTTTGCTGATTTAGGATTTTTGCCAGCACCTTGAACACCCTTTTGTCCAAATCTAATTAACTTAACTTTGCTTCCTTCTTTAGCTAATACAGCGTGAGATTTACTAGGATGATTAGGAGTACGTTTTGGTTTGTTGTAACCAGAAAATTTTTCTCCTCTATAATTTATAGCCATTACTTTTTTTTCCTAACTGCTCTACTTTTCTGTACAGCTTTTAAGTTAATATATTTACCTTCTTTATAAAGCTTAGCAGTTCTTTTAATCTCTGATGCTACTTTAGATTTAGAGTTCTTTTTATTTTTAAGATACTTAGAAGGTACACCTTTTTCGTAAGGAACTTTACGTTTACTTTTTTTTCTTGGCACTAGACTTCTTACCTTTTTTCTTTAAATCATTATCTTGAGAATGACCACCCCTAATAAAAGAATTAACTCTACCCATAGCCCAAGCAGCCATAGAAGCTGATTTACTTCCTGAACTAAGGTACGCACCTTGTCCACGCCTGTATACCTGCGCCAGTTGACCATAAGTATATTTAGAGTTCGCAGCCTTCTTTTGAAGCGTTGCTTTAGTTTTTGCATTAATAGGTTTTCTAGCTGGTTTTTTCTTTGCCATTTATTTTCTCCATATTCTCATTATAATCAATTACAAATTTTTCTACTAAGGTATCTATTTTAGACACATTAGGTTTTTTATTTATAAGAATACTTCCACAAGCCTCAGATAAATCTATTGACCATTCTTTTAATAGTTCTGGACTACTAAAAATATTCCTCCCTTTTTTAATCTTAGGCATTAGTAGCCCATATTTTTACTCTTCCTCTTGGATGAGTATCTCTTTTTTTTGCCTTTTTTTCCTACTGGCATAATTTCTCCTAACTATATTGTTATAATTTACACAACCAAGATTACCACAATATTTTATTTTTTTCCTAATCACAGGTAGTTTGTTGCAATATTTGCAAATTATTTTTCCAGCCATTATATAATTTTACTATGGCAAAAGTTACAGACAAAGTTATAGATACAAAAGCTAGAGAGGTTGCTTTACAAATAGAACAACTTATGGCAGTAGTAGATTTTAAATACAACAGACACCAAAAGTGTTTAGTGTGTAATCATAAGTACAGACACCACTTAGACGGACTACCTTGTCTATCTGATAATAATAAAAAGAAAATTATTAATAAAGATAAATGGGGTAACATAAAACCTAAGGGGTAGTTTAGGATTTCCTCCTTTACCTAAACAAGGATGGCGGAAACGCCATCTACCCCTTGTAATACTTCATCAACGCTATGCCAATCTAAATCAAGCGTATGGACTACCCCAGTTGCCAGCACTACGCTTTGCGGTACTATTAAGGTGCGTGAAAAAAATTTTTTATTTTCTGCTTCTACAATTCTGTACTCTGTCATCCAATCTATTAAATAAGGATTTATCTCACTAGGATTCCAGTAAAGGATGCGCGTAGTTGGGTAAATCCAGTAGAAAAGAAAGTCAGGAAATGTTTTCATAGCTGCACCTATAGTCTTTTTATCTTTATGTACTATCTGTATTTCAAATGCTACATTCTCTGTATCTAACGCTTGTGTGTCAGTTTTTACTTCTATATATCTACAATTCAAATGTCCATCTACAACAAATAAATCTGCACCTTTCATCTGTTCCTCTAATGATGCTGGTCTGCATACATATAGGTTCTTTTCATTATCTTTCTTAGAATGATAGTAATTTCTTATTAATGTTTCTCCTAGCTCACCAATAGCTAGTTGTTCTTCAAAGTCAAACATTTTACCTCCTGTAACTTGTAATAAGATTATTATAGCACTATAGTAATTTACACAAATAGTTTTTAACAACTATAGTGTTACAGGTAAGCGCTATCGGTACGGCAAAAAGCTAACTGCATCTAAAAGATGGACTGGGATTACCACAAAGTTAGTACCCAAGGACACTAGAAAGTTTTAAACTCAAATTCTTTTTTTATGCGTAGCATATATGTCCGCTAATGCGCAGAAAGACCCCCCATATTCGTACTATAAAAAAGAGTTATTTAACTTCTTTTTTAACA